GAGGGAGCTCCTGATCGCCAGAAGCATATCTTGGTTAAGAGACATAATCCAGACTTGGACATTAGGTTTGTGTTTAGCAACTCTAATGCTCGGATCAGCAAAGCTTCTAAGACAACATACGCTATGTGGTGTCGAAAGCATGGGTATCAGTTTGCAGACAAGACTATACCTGAGGAGTGGTTGAATGAGAGTTAATGTTACGACTTATGAAAAAGTAACATACACTTTATACACTTTTTCTCAAGAAGAAAAGAGACAACTAAAACAGTTAGGCCTTTGGGACTTCCTTTTAGGACGTTTAAAGGAAAATGAGAGGATTGTAGTAGATGAGTAAAGTACGAACGGTATGGGCAACCCCTGAAGGTGAGGATCTCATTGCTTACATGGCACGGGTATCAGCACCTGAGAATCAAGGGAACAAAGAGACTGCACCTAAGCTTGTGAAGTATCTGATCAAGCATAAGCACTGGAGTCCCTTGGAGATGGTGAATGTGTGTATGGAGATTGAGACTACCCGAGACATTGCTCGGCAGATCCTCCGTCATCGTAGCTTCAGCTTCCAAGAGTTCTCTCAGCGGTATGCAGTAGCCACTGACTTTGAGTTGTCTGAGGCACGGTTGCAGGACAACAAGAATCGACAGAACAGTCTGGTGACAGATGATACTGAGATTCAGAACTGGTGGAATGCTGCTCAACTGCGGGTACAGTCGGATGCTGAACTGATGTATCAATCAGCGTTGAAGATGGGTATTGCCAAGGAGCAAGCACGTAAGCTACTGCCTGAAGGTTTGACTATGAGCAAGATGTACATGAACGGTACACTGCGTAGTTGGCTTCACTATGTGGATATTCGCTGTGATGCGTCTACGCAGAAAGAGCACCGAGAGGTGGCTTTGAAGTGTCGTGATGAACTGACTAAACTGTTCCCTAATGTTATGGAGACTATGAATGTTATTTGAAGAGTATCAAGAACAGGCTTGGAAGACAGCCCTAGAATCTGCTAAGAATCCTGCTTACATGGTGGCTAATCTGACCTCCGAAGCTGGTGAGGTAGCAGGTAAGTATGCCAAGTGGATTCGAGATGGTATCTTGGATGAGGCAGGTATGCAGAAGGAAGTTGGTGATGTGCTGTGGCAGATTGCAGGCTTGTCCACAGTGATGGGTTGGAGCTTGGCTGATCTGGCAAGTAAGAACTTACAGAAGCTTGCTGCACGACAAATGAACAATACATTGAAAGGATCTGGCGATGAACGATGATGATTACACAAGCTATGGCTTCATGTACCGTGACTGCGGCGGTAAAGTCTCTAAACACGAAGTAATAGTTGATGAGGTAACTTGGCCTGAAGTGCTGAATGACTTTGTTGACTTCTTACAGCATGTGTACGGATATAACATTAAAGACTCTATCCGTATCCGTGAGCCACGGTATGAGACATTCCCTGAAAGTTGGTCAGGTGAATATTTCTCTGAGGACGAAGACGAATGAAGATTCTGGTAATCCCTGACTGTCAAGTCAAAGAAGGGGTTCCTTTGGATCATCTGGAGTGGGCAGGGAAGGCTATCTGTGATTATCGACCCGATGTTGTAGTTAACATTGGTGACTTTGCAGATATGCCTTCTTTGTCTACCCATGATGTGAAGGGATCTAAGTACTTTGAAGGTCTTCGGTACAAGAAAGATGTAGAGGTTGTTAAGGTAGCTATGCAAAAGCTCCTGAAGCCTCTGCGTGACTTGCAGAAGACTCAGAAGGAAACCAAACACAAGGTTTACAAACCTAAGATGATCCTGACTCTGGGGAACCATGAGAACCGTATCAATAGGGCTGTGAACAATAACCCTACCTTGGAAGGACTGATAAGTGTTAAAGACTTGGATTACGACAAGGATTGGGAAGTGCATGAGTTCCTTCATCCCGTTTTCATTAACGGTGTTGGTTTCAATCACTACTGGCCTGTTGGTGCTATGGGTCGTCCAGCAGGTACTGCTTCTGCTATTGTCAACAAGCTGCACATGAGTTGCATTGCAGGACATCAGCAGGGTAAGCAGATTGCCTACGGTAAGCGAGCTGATGGTAAGCCTATCTGTGCTATCATTGCAGGTAGTTATTATCTGCACGATGAGGACTATATGGATCAACTGAGTAATCGTCACTGGCGAGGCTTGTTGATGTTAAATGATGTTAAGGATGGTGGCTTCGATGAGATGCTCCTGTCCATCGAGTACTTGGAGCGTAAATATGGAAAACAAGTGTAATACATGTTTCTATGCGTTGATGGACAAAGACCTAGAAGCTCCTTGTGCCGGATGTACAGGGTATTCTAATTACGTTAAAGGAGATGTGTATATGACCAAACCATACACGGCAAAGCCTCTTAAAGAAGCTATTGATGATTGGTTCTCAAACACTAACGGAGTGGAAACTGAAGACTTCTGGGTGTCCTACAAAGGGATTACCCATGATCCAGTGGAGAAGCCTAAGCACTATATGTTGTTTGATGCTGATTACGTTAACGCTACTGCCTACTTGAAAGAAGGCATTGAAGTTCGGGATGTCATTGAGAGGCTGGTAGGTAAACTACCTAAAAATGCTAAACCTATGTACATTGCCGACTATGTACAGATGATGCAATACCTGATGCGATTCATGGACAAGAATGGTGTCGAGGACTTGAAGAAAGCTCGATGGTATCTGGATAAGCTGATTGATAGCTATGAATCTGACTTTTGAAGAGCTGAAAGAGAAGCTTCAAAGAGTCGATGAAGTCACGCTGTTGGAGTTGTTAGACATCCACAGCGATGACATCATTGAACGCTTTGAGGATTACATTGAAGATAAACAAGAACAACTTATGAGAGAGATTTACTGATGAGAAACCTTCTAACTAAGAAGACAGCGTACACCTTCGACTATCCAGAGGCTTTGGCCTTTGCCGATAAACAGAATGGTGTGTTTTGGACATTTGACGAGATTGATCTGGAAAAAGATGTACACTCAATTCTTACCGACTTTACTCCTGCTGAACGTCATGGTGTTACTACTGCACTCAAGCTGTTCACGAAATACGAACGGATTGTTGGCGATGAGTATTGGTCTGGTACTGTTAAACCTAATTTTCAGCATCCTGACATTGGCCTGATGGCTGATGCCTTCTGTTACTTTGAAAGCAACGTACATGCACGATTTTATAACCGAATTAATGAACTTCTGGGCTTGGCTACTGAAGAGTTCCATCAATCTTGGCAGTATGATCCTGTATTGGCTAGCCGTGTCGGGTACTTGGATGCTATTGCTGGTAGCCGTGATATTCCCCTTTCCTTGGCTGTCTTCTCCATGATGGAAGGCTGTATCCTTTACTCTAGCTTTGCTTTCCTGAAGCACTTCCAGAGTAACGGTAAGAACAAGCTGAGTAACCTTGTGGCAGGTATTAACTTCTCCGTGCGAGATGAGAATATCCACCACGAAGCAGGTGCTTGGTTGTTCCGTACATACATGGAAGAGAACAAGCTGGATAAGGAATGGATGAAGGATCGAGTTGTACAAGCTGCTAAGGCTTTGGTTGACCATGAGCACCGTATTGTTGACCTGTTGTTCTCCCAAGGAGACATTGAAGGTATCAATGCACCTGCCATGAAAGCCTTCGTCAATGCACGAGCTAACGTATGCTTGAATAACTTAGGCTTTGACAGTATCTTTGATGAAACTGGTGATACAATCTCTGAGTGGTTCTACTTGGGCATCAGCTCCAGTACAATCCATGACTTCTTCGCCAAGGTTGGTAATCAATATAATCGTAAATGGAACGAGAAAGGCTTTGTATGGTGAGTACACCTGTATTGGATAACAAATATGAGTTCTTGAGTGCGGAGCGTAAGCGTCTGCAAAAGGAAGGACTGCTGCCTAACTGGTATCAGACAGGTGGTTGGGGACTGTTCAAGTCCAAGTACATGGAGGGTTCCACAAGCTTTAAGAACCGTGTGGAGCAGATCGCTGAGACAGCAGCTAAACATGCACCT